AGGCCGCTGCTGTGCAATCACCTGTCCGTATCAAAGACCTGGTGACTTACACCAAGCAATTAGCCGCATATCGTATTGAGGAAGAAAATCTGTTTGGCGTAACTCAAAGGCTGGCGGACATATCGGCCGGTCTTGGTGTTGATATGAACCGATTGATCCTTGCATATGGCCAGGTAAGAAGCGCCTCCGTATTGCGCGGTCAGGAACTCCGCCAGTTTACAGAGGCTGGAATTCCTCTCGTGGAACTATTAAGAGATAAGTTTAATGAGCTGAACGGCACATCCATAAAAACGGCGGACGTCTTTAAACTTATTTCCGAGAGAGCCGTCCCTTTTTCAATGATCGCGGACATCTTTGAAGATCTCACGAATAAGGGCGGTATGTTCTATAAGATGCAGGAAAAGCAAGCAGAGACGCTAAAGGGCCGTTGGGAAAAACTCAAGGATACTTATGACATCGCTCTTCAATCTATTGGAGATAGTAAAGGATTGTTTTCTTTCCGGTCTTATAATAATGCTCTCCTTGCCGGTCTAAATGAATTAGCGAAAGGTCTTCGTCTTATCCCGAAGGCTCTTGAAGGTGGTACTCTGGCGTGGGGTGTATATTATATCGCGACTATGAAAAACCGTCGTGCTCTGAAAGCCGCCGCAAGAGAACAAGCCCGAGCTGCCGTGACGGCAGAGGTTAAAGCGAAAGCCGATATAACTGGGGCTAAAGTCACCGACGCATATACAAACGCCTTAATACGGCAAAAAGTTGCCGCCACTGGACTTGGCCGCGCTTTTTGGGGGCTATGGGCCGCGATTGTCGCTAATCCAGTAGCCGCCGGAATTGCGGCTGTAGCTGGCCTTGCTATGGCTTTTTTATCTTTCAGGAAAAACACCGACTCTGCAATTTCCGCTTTGGCTGATTATAAAATCGCTGTAGAGGATTTGGCTGCGGCTGAAAAGGAATATTCCAAAACGGATAAGTTGATCGACCAGTACGAAGCATTGGCCTCTAAGACCGAACGCACGGAAGAGGAGAATAGCCAGCTGTATTCGACTATGAGCAAGCTGACGGACATATTCCCGGACATGGCCACAAAAATCAATGCCGAGACGGAAAGCCTAGAAGCGAACATCTCGGCCTTGAGAGAGCGGAATAAGGAAAACGAAAAATTATCCAGAGATGAGGCTGAAAAGAAATTAAGCGCCGCAGAAACCAGCCGAGGAGTGTTGCAAAAACAGCTGGATGACCAGTTAGCTGCAAGAGAAAAGGCTTATAAAAAAATGAGAGAGCTGGACTCTCTGGTTAATTTTTATGGTTATGAAGATAGACGGGGCGCTCTTGAAAAGGCCACGGCCAGATATAATGAGCTGGATGCGCAAGTCCAAGAAACAAAAAACAGCATTGGAAGCCTTAATGAGTCTATTGAGTCTCTAGAAAATTATCTCAACCCCAAGACCTCAACAGAGGCCGTTAAAGGCTGGAAAGAACAAATCAAACAGCTCAATACATATAAAACAAGCCTAGGGAATGTCCCCTTATTCACTGATAAGGAAATTGAGGATTTGGATTCAGTGTATGATTATTACAAGAAACTCAAGAAACTATGGGAAGACTCAACGACATCTCTTGACGGGTTAAAAACGGCTTACGAAAATGCCATAGATCCCATCATTAAGACCAAACTATTTGGTGAGATGTCTGATGCCCAAGCCCGTGCGGATGCTATTAAGCAAGCGATGGACTTCTTTGGTTTCGTATTCCAGAAATCCTCCAAGGGTGGCACTCGTCAGACCGATCCCTTCATAACCCGGATGCAGGAGCGGATAAAATTCATGCAGGACTTCAAGAAGGGGTATGATGACTTAAGGGAATACATGACCTCCAGCCAGGCGTTGAGCGAGGAGGCTGGCGTGATGCTAGGCCGCGGCACATCGTTGGGCATGTCCGCCGAGGAGCAGGCTAGGGCGGCCAGTGATCTCAGCAAGTGGTACGACGATGCCATTAAGGCCGTGCAGGACAAACTGAAGGCCAAGGGCGTCAAGGGCGTTTCCGCGACGGACTTCCTTGGCATTGACACGACAAAGAAGAGCAAGGATATTCAGGACCTCCAGAAACTGCTTCAGTCGCTCTGGGACGCCAAGACCGACTTTGACATCAGCCAGAAGAAGAAGGACCTTGAGGACGCGCTTAAGAAGCTCTCCGACGAGATCAAGCGCTCCGAGACGGCAAGGAACTTCTACAACGATATCCTCGACCTGACCGGCGACGAGCAGTTGGCAGCGACGCTGGGGGTGTCTATTTACGGTGACGTTGGAAGCGAATTTAAAGACCGTCTTCAGGCAGAGCTTAACAAGGCTATGGCGACCGTTGATGCCAGCGCCATGACAGACGAACTGCGTCAGGCTTTCTCAACACAAAACTTCTCGGTGATACTCGCAAATTTGGACAAATTCCCAAAGAAGTGGCAGAAGCGTCTCAAGGAGATGGCCGCAAGTTCGGAAAAGTTCCAGGCGGATGAGGCCAAAAACCTCGTCAAGGCTCTTGAGCGTGCGAAAACTTACGGCGAGCAACGCGTAGAAATCGCCAAAAAGACGGCTCAACGCACGGCCCAAATCCAGGCGATGAACATATCTGAAGACGCTAAGAGCCAGTTATTGAAGCAAAATGCAAAGAAAGAGGCGGAGGATTCAGCAAAGTTGGCGTATGAGGCGTTTAAGGACACGCCGATGTATGTTGAGCTTTTCGCAAACCTTGACGAGGCTTCCGGAAGGATGTTGCGCAATATGCGGGAGAATCTGGAGGAAATGAAACAAAACTGGAAAGACCTTCACCCGAGAGAGTTGAAGGAGTTACAGTCAAGGCTAAACGAACTGGATGAGCAAATAGCCCAAAGGAATCCGTTTAAGGCTTTGGTTGAGTCGATCAAACAATACCGGGAACTCCAGAAACAGCAGACAAGAGCGGAAGCAGACCAGGCGGCTGTGGATGCGACGCAGAAGTATGTCGATGAGCAACGTCTTTTGGATGTCTATGCGGAGGAATATAACGCTGCGGTTGCTCTTGGTAAGGCGGGAGAGGCAGACGCGATGGTCGCTAAAAAGAAGATGGAAGCCCAGGCCAAGGTCGTTGACCTCGTAAAAGAAGAAGCGGAAGAAGCGCAAGATACTGCCAACTCGTACCGTGTCGCAGCAAAACACATAACCGACGCTGCCGAGAAAATGCAGGATTGGGCTGGCTATGTCTCCGATTCCCTAGACGGGATTGGCCAGATAGTCTCAACTTTCGCCAGTGACGATGTGGCCGAGACCTTTGATATCATTGCCGAGGGTATAGGCAAGACTGTCGGTGGCGCGTCCGAATTAGCGATGGGCCTCGGAAAGGTTATAGGCGGAGATTTGACAGGTATCGTTGACATGATTAAGGGTACTGGAGATATCATCGCCGGCACATTTGGCACAAAGAGCCAGCTGAGCATAAAGGCCATCAATAAGAAGATTGACGAGCAAGACCGTTTGCTTTCCCAGCTCTCGTACTCTTACGGGCGCCTTGAGGCGGCTATGGCTAAGGCTTTCGGATCGGACTACATCTACAACTACAACGAGCAGTTGAAGAACCTCCAGGCTCAGCAGGCGGCTTATGAGGAGCAGGCGAGATTGGAAAGCCAGAAGGGCAAGAAGAAGGACCAGCAGAAGATAGACGAATTCAACCAGTCCGCCGAGGAAGTAAAGGACCAGATACTCGACATGCAGTCCCAGTTGTCCGAGTTCTTCTCTGGCACCGACCTCACCTCCGCCGCCGAGGACTTCGCCAACGCCTGGATTGAGGCGTATATGGAGTTCGGGAGCACGACTGACGCTATCAGCGAGAAGTTCAAGGACATGGTCAACAACATGATCGTCAAATCCCTGGCGGGCAAGGCGATGCAGGAACTTTTGAGTCCAATCTTCGACGAAATCCAAACCCTCTCAAAAGACGGCGAACTAACAGCGGCTGATATAGGAAGGATAAGCGATATGGCCGCAGCAAAAATCCCGCAGATCAACGACGCCATGACGGGTCTTATGAACAACCTGACGACGGCCGGGATAGACCTCCGCACCCACGCCGGACAGTTCACGGGCATTTCTAGGGATATCGCCGGCGCGTCTGAGGAGTCCATCCTTGGTCTTGCCGCCGCGGTCAACACCGCCAATTACTACATCTCGCATGTCCCTGCGATAGCCGAGAATGTCGCCGCCATCCGTGGTGCGCTGGTCGGGGACACTCCCGCCAATGTCAGGACGACAGCCAGCGAGGGGCCGAGTTACGAGGACCAGATGCTGGGGCTGGTGGGGTCGATACCGCAGATGCGTGACGACATGGCGGCGATGCGCTCGATGCTGGAGCGGGTCATCAAGCCCGTCGGTGTCTCCGCGACACACTATGTGGCCGTCCGCTAGCGAATATCATGTGGGCTATTGCGCCCCCAAAACCGTTTTCTTAAATTCGCGCTAAGGTTCCACATGTACTAAAACTTTAACGTCGCCGGTTGTGAAATCCGCGGCGTTTTTCTAACTTTGTCGCAAACAGTTAACACATATTATCATGCAGGAGTATAACAAGAAAAACCTCAGACGGTTACTCGCGTTATTCGCGTCAGTAATCATCTTTTTCCTTGCCCTTGTGGCGGGAAAGCT